GTTCATCAGGTTCAAGTGGTTCTTCAGGTACTTCAGGTTCTTCAGGTTCAAGTGGTACTTCAGGTTCATCAGGTTCTTCAGGTTCATCAGGTTCATCAGGGGCAACAGGTTCATCAGGATCTTCAGGTTCATCAGGATCAAGTGGTACTTCAGGATCATCAGGTAGTTCAGGTACATCAGGATCAAGTGGTTCTTCAGGATCATCAGGTACTTCAGGATCTTCAGGATCATCAGGTGCTTCAGGTTCATCAGGATCTTCAGGTACATCAGGATCAAGTGGTTCATCAGGTACATCAGGATCAAGTGGTTCTTCAGGTTCATCAGGATCATCAGGTACATCAGGTTCAAGTGGTTCTTCAGGTACATCAGGTAGCTCAGGATCATCAGGTACATCAGGTTCATCAGGTTCAAGTGGTACATCAGGATCAAGTGGATCATCAGGTTCATCAGGATTTAGAGGAGGAATGTTATATGAATTTAACACTGCAAATGTAGTTGGTAGTATTGGTGCTGGAGAAGTAGGATTAAATGGAGCACAATCACAGTTATTTATAGATGAAGATAATCATGAAGGTACGGACGTAGCTGGATGGATAGGATCATGGGATGATAATGGAAGTGCTACTAATTTAGGTACAGTAACAATACAAACTGCTGATAACACAAGTAATCAAATTTTCGTAGGAACAATAACATCATTTGTTAATAATACATCAGGTGTAAGTACGTTTAATGTTGATGAAAAATCTACACAATTAACAGGATTAACAACAGGGACTAAAGTAACAGTTCAATTTTCAGCTACAGGTGGTCCAGGTTCTTCAGGTTCAAGTGGTACTTCAGGATCAAGTGGTTCATCAGGTACATCAGGTTCATCAGGATCAAGTGGTACATCAGGATCATCAGGTTCTTCAGGTACATCAGGATCAAGTGGTTCTTCAGGTTCTTCAGGATCATCAGGTACTTCAGGATCTTCAGGATCATCAGGTACTTCAGGATCTTCAGGTTCAAGTGGTTCATCAGGATCAAGTGGTACATCAGGATCATCAGGATCATCAGGTACATCAGGATCAAGTGGTTCTTCAGGTTCTTCAGGATCATCAGGTACTTCAGGATCTTCAGGTTCTTCAGGTACATCAGGATCAAGTGGTTCTTCAGGTTCATCAGGATCATCAGGTACATCAGGTTCTTCAGGATCATCAGGTACATCAGGATCAAGTGGTTCATCAGGTACTTCAGGATCATCAGGTTCTTCAGGTTCATCAGGTTTAAAAGGTGGAATCATATTTGATTATAAAGGTAATACATTATCACCAGGACAAGGTGGAGTAGGAGCATCATTTAGTATTCCTGGTGAAGGTCCAACTACTTTAACAATTAGTAAAGAAAATAATAATGGAGAAGATGTAGATGGCTGGATTGAAAGTTGGGATGATACAGGTAATTCAACAACAGGAATGGGAGTAGTTACATTACGAGATGCTACAGGTAATTCAAATTCATTTTCAGTAATGAAAGTTACTGCTGTATCAGGACCATCTTCAAATGTATATACAGTTACAGTAACAAATCTTTCAGGTAATATACTTGTTGCAACATCTGCTTTTGATAATTGTTCTGTAGAATTTGCAGCATATGGTGATTCAGGTTCATCAGGATCAAGTGGTTCATCAGGTTCATCAGGTACATCAGGTTCTTCAGGTTCATCAGGAACAAGTGGTTCATCAGGATCAAGTGGTACATCAGGATCATCAGGTTCTTCAGGTACATCAGGATCAAGTGGTTCTTCAGGTTCTTCAGGATCATCAGGTACTTCAGGATCTTCAGGATCATCAGGTACATCAGGTAGCTCAGGTTCATCAGGTACTTCAGGTAGCTCAGGTAGCTCAGGTTCATCAGGTACATCAGGTCAAGCTTGGATGCTTCAATATTATTATGATGCTACAACATTTATTGGTAGTGGTGGAACTCAACCAGCTCTTACTTATTTCCAATTTGATGCAACATGGGGTACTACAACAACTCAAGTAGGTTTTGATAATCAATCAAAACTTATCCCTTCAGGAACTTTTACAGCTACAACTTTCCTTGAAGGTCTTCAATTACCATTCCTTATAAGAATTGTTTCAAATGAAGATCCAACTAAGTTTACAGTATTAAGAGCAACATCAGTAATAGATCCAAGAGATCCAACAGGATCCTATAGATCTTTTAATGTTACACAATTAGCAAAATCTGCAACTACAATTGCAGATGATGATTTATGTAGTATAATATTTACAGAAGGTGGTTCATCAGGTTCAAGTGGTACATCAGGATCTAGTGGTTCTTCAGGTACTTCAGGTTCTTCAGGATCATCAGGTACATCAGGTTCTTCAGGTTCTTCAGGTAGTTCAGGTAGTTCAGGTACTTCAGGTTCATCAGGTTCATCAGGTACTTCAGGTTCAAGTGGTTCATCAGGTACATCAGTAACAGCAATTGGAATTTTTCAAGGAGGGGGAGGATCAAATACTATTTCAGGCCTATCTCAAATTACTTTTAATACAAGTGATTTCTTTTTAAATGGTGGTTCTAGTAATGCAACTCTTGCATTACAAGGTGGTGGGGGTGGTTCAGGTTCATCAGGATCTTCAGGTACATCAGGTAGCTCAGGTTCTTCAGGTACTTCAGGTTCATCAGGATCATCAGGTACTTCAGGTTCATCAGGATCATCAGGTACAAGTGGTACAGCTACAATTACAGGATCAACAAATAATGGTGTTATGACATTAAATAGTACATCACCAAATTTAACAGCAGAAGCTAATTTAACATTTGATAGTACTACATTATATGTTAATGGTGCTTTAGGAGTAGGAACATCATCTCCTATAACACCAGGTTTAATTAGAGCTACAAATGATGTTGTTGCATTTTATTCATCAGATAGAAGATTAAAAACTAATATATTACCTATACCAAATGCATTAGAAAAACTATCAAAACTTAGTGGTGTTACATTTGATTGGATACCTAAACCAGGAATACATGAAAATGAAGGACATGATATAGGTATGATAGCACAAGAAATAGAAAAAATATTTCCAGAAATAGTTCAAACAAGAGAAAATGGTTATAAAGCAGTTAAATATGATAGATTAGTAGCCGTACTAATTCAAGCTGTTAATGAATTAAAAACTGAAATTGATAAGTTAAAAAATAAAAAATAAAAGTTTATGTGTCCAACTGTTAATAATATTTCATTAGATGACATTTATGAAAATATTGAAAGTACTTACTCAGGTTCAACTTTAGCTGATCCTAGTATTTCAGCATCTTGTAATTACACAGGATATATGGCAGGGATGCCTATAAGTAATACACCAGCTTTTTTACAAGAACCTTATCTTTCAGCATTAAAAGGATTTCAATATACTGTTGAAGGATCAGTATTAACTGACTTCAATAGATTTATGATAAATAAGGGAACAGGTTATATAGTAGGTACTCCTGGAAATTGTTTTTTTTGTACTTTTGCTGGGACTTGGATAGTAAGAGCTTGGAATAATACTACTCGTATTTATAAAAATGGATCACTTCAGACTACTATTAATGCTAATGGTGAACAATCATTAACATCTCTTGCTATAGGTGATAGAATTGAATGTGATAGACCTTTTCATTTTTATTATAGTGGTGTTGAAGGAGCAACTGGTGCTTATGGAGGATTTGCTGGTTATACATTTGCAACTAGAAATGATAGAGAATCAACTACAAATGGTAATAAAATATTTGCTTTTTGTTTAGATCCTGAACCAGAAAAATCAACTGGAGCTACTTCATCTGAAGGAGCAATAATCCAACTTAGAATACCTTCAACTACAAATCCAACTACTGTTACCACAGGTCAAGCTGCTGATAATAGCAAAATATTTGCTGATTCAGATGATTTCTTTGAAGATAATATGGATATAAGTAGTTTTCCAACTTATTTAATTACATCTAATTTCTTAATATGTTGTTGGAGAGGAAGACATACTACTACTGATGTTTATGATTCAGTTCCAATGTTTCCTTTAACTAATGAACAATTATATGGTTGGTTTTCACAACAAGGACATATAATTGCTGTAGCAGGACCAGCTCAACATATAGATGGCCAATCTGCTAATAAAACTCTTATAAAGAGAACAGGAACTGGAACTGGAAATGGATCTGGAGCAAGTTCTACTTCTACCCAAACTACTATAATGGATATAAATGGTCAAGGTTTTACTTCTCTTGCTGAATGGATTTATATAAATCCGTCACAAACAGGAGTATCATATTTTAGAGGAACTCCAACAACTTTATTTCAAAATGCAGGACCAAATAATCAAGGACAAGGTATGATATTTACAGCTGAATCTCAAGCAGATGGTAGTGGTACAGAAATGACTCCTTTTATAAGTCAAAAAGCATTTAATAAATTCACAGTATCTGCAGCCAATGTAGATACATCTAATGGTTATGCAGCTTTCATTACTAATGGTTATAGTAATTCCCAAGCATTTACAATATCAAGATATAATTCAAGTTGTGTATGGCAAGAAACTCGTGTTTTAGGTTTAGATGGTGATGATGGATTTTTTTCAGGAACTGTAAACCAAAGATTTACATCAACTAGATTTGGAACTAATGTTGCAGAAGGTGATATTTTTGAATTCCATTCTTGTACAGGTGGAGGGTGGTATGATGCTAATACTACTAAGGACGATGAAACTGTTTTTTTCATGACAGATGAAGTTACAGGATCAGGATTTACTACTACTAGCTTTAGTATTTCAGGAGTTGTTGGAGGATCATATGCAGGAGGAACAGAGGAATCTGATGGACAATGTAATGCAACAGAGATTACTGCTCTTGGAACACTTTATACTAGAAGAGCTGGACTTTCTACTCCAACTACAGGAACTTTACTTTTTACAGATTCATCATGTACAACACCCTTTATTGATACTTTTACAGGAGGTGTTAAAACTGCTGATTTATGGTTTCAAAATAGTCCAGGAAGAGGTACATTTGCATTTCAAATGGGGAAAGGATTTATTACTTCTGGTACTCTTGGAAGTTACCAATCAACTGGTATGGTTGTAGATCAAGTAACTTGTTCAGATAGAAGATATAAAAAAAATATAGAAAAAATTGGTGTCTCTCCTTCTGGAATTAATTATTATAAATTTGAGTTTAAAAATCCTACAAAATATGGTAAAGGAGAATTTACAGGAACAATGGCACAAGAAAATCTACATGCTGTAAAAGGTAAAGAACCTATGATGTTAAGATATCATTTATTAGATGTTGAAGCTCAAGAATGGAATGGAGAAGATTGTAATTGTAAAAAAGATTATTGTTATAACTGTAATCCATGTATACCTTCTTAAAAGATAAAATTTTAGATGAAGAAGGTCGTGAAATAATGATGGATTGGGAAACCGATTTAATGCAAGAACATGCTAAAGTAGTTACAGAAAATGGGGGTGATATATTAGAAATAGGTTTTGGAATGGGTATATGTGCTAATTTTATCCAACAAGCAAATATTAATACTCATACTATAATTGAAATACATAATGAAGTTTTTAAACGATTACTAGAATGGGCTAAAGATAAACCAAATGTAATACCTATAAAAGGTGATTGGTTTGATAGTATTCCTAAAGATAAAAAATATGATGGTGTTATGCATGATACTTGGGAAGAAAAAAATTGGCACCATTTTTTACCTAATATAGAAAATAATTTAAACCCTAAAGGAATAATTACTTGGTATAATGCAGATGCAGAAGAATCTTTAAAACATAATTGTAATAATCTTAAATGGGGAAATCTTTATTTAAAAGAAATTGATGTTAATCCACCAAAAAATATGTTTTGCCAATATTATCATAAAGATAAATATTTAATACCAAAACTTGTTTATAATTATTAAATTATGAGAAATTTTTTAATATGTATAACAAAATAAATCATAATGATTAGTAAAGAAAAAGTTTTAGAAAAAGAAGAAATTAGTAAAATTCAAGAATTAAAAGATAGATTAAAGAAAATTACAGAAGTTTCAGGAGTTATAGAAGTACAAAATTATAACATTCAAATAAAAAAAGAACAATTAAAATTAAGTTTACAAGGTTTACAACAAGAAGAAGCAGCACTTGCTAAAGAATTAGAAAAAAAATATGGCCCAGGTACTATTTCTTTAGATACTGGTGAATTTTTACCAAGTAAATAAAATTTTGAAAAAATTTAGTATATTTATCATAAAAATAACATAAAATGGCAGAAACATTAATTTCCCCAGGAGTACTAGCAAGAGAAAATGATCAATCTCAAGTAACTTCACTACCCGTACAAGCAGGAGCTTGTATCGTTGGTCCAACTGTTTTAGGTAGAGTAGGAGTTCCTAAATTAGTAACAAGCTACTCAGAATATTTAGCAAATTACGGTAGTACATTTGCAAGTGGTTCAGACGAATACACTTATTTTACATCAATCTCAGCTTATAACTATTTTAATAATGGTGGTACATCTTTAATAGTAAATAGAGTAGCTTCAGGGTCATGGACTTCTGCAACTACAACAACTGACCCAATTAGAAATAATGAAGAAAGTACAAAATTAACTCCAGCTCCTTTTAATTTTACAGCATCAGCAGGTTCAACTGCTCAAGGTGGTACAGCTGGGACATTTAATAACATACTTGTTACAAAGAATGATCCAGGAGGTGTAGATACAGGTACTTCTATTAATATGGTAAGAGGAACAAGTATAGGAAAATTATACACAGGAACAAATAGTGCAGTAGCAACTGCAGATTCAATAGCTTTTAGATTTGATAATGGTACTTTAGTTCCATTAACTTGTCTTGTAGGTGGATCATTTACAGGAGTTGCTCTTGGTGGAGGAACAGGAACTGGAGCTGAAGCAACAGTAACAATTGGTACAGAATTAGGTTCAACACAAAGAGGACGAATAGCTACTTTAGCAATTACTAAACCAGGAACAGGATATGTAGCTACAGATGTATTAACAATTCCAGCAGGAGCTTTAGGATCAGGAATGATTAAAGTAGCAGCAAAAACTCCATCAACAAATCAAACAGGAACTACAGCAGCAGGTAGTATAACTATTACTGAAGGTACTACAGGTACAACTGCAAAGTATCAAGTTGCTAATGGAACAGCTTTATCTAAAGGATCAGGTGCAACATTTACTTTAACATGGGCTAAATCAGGAATATTTGCAGCAAGTACAATAACCCCAGGTGGTGGAGGTATTACAGCAGTTGAACAAGGAGGTGGTTTATTTACTGGAACAACTGCACAAGTAAATGTAGCTGATTTAGTAACAGCAGGTGCTTCAATAGCAGGTGGTGGAACAGGAGGTATAATTACTTTAGGATTTAGTGGAGGTGCTTTAAATGCCGTTAATTTAGTATCAGGTGGTACAGGTTATAGTTCAACAGTACCAACTGTAATAACATTTAATGCTGCTTCAATTAATTCAATTTCAGGATTAAGTTTAGCATCAGGTACTGCAACTGCTACATTTGCAAATGCTAATGTAGGATCAACTGTTACTAGTATAACACCAACAAATGCAACAGCAGTAGAAGGATTCCAAGCAGGAAATACTATTTCAATTGCAGGTACAGATATAACAGGTACAGATTTCCCTTCAGCTGATGTAGTATTTACTTTAGCATCAGGTGATTTAGAAAATTCTGGAGCTGCTACAGCCGCAGCACTTCAAGTAAATGCAGCAACTGCTCAAAATAATGGTGATAACAATTTAATAATTGAACCAACTTCAATTACATTAGCAGCTCAAGGTGCTAGTGATTCATTTATAGTAGGTGATGATTTAGGAGTTGCAGCAGCAGCTAACATAGGAACACCAACAACAGCATTATTAATAGATTTACAAAATGCAGATCTATTAGATGCAGAAGCATTTACATTAGAAACACTTTCAGAAGGAATAATAATGAATAGTGGAACTGCAACAGGAAATAATGGAATATTAACAAATGGTACAGCAAATAATGTAAGATGGGAAATACAAGCAACTGATATAGCTTCTGGAACATTTAGTTTAATAATTAGACAAGGTAATGATACTTCAACAGCTAAAAGAGTACTTGAAATATTCCCTAATGTTTCATTAGATCCAAAAGCATCTAATTACATATCTAAAGTAGTTGGAGATATGAAAAAAGTACTTAGAGGAGCTGGAACTTCAGATCCATATGTAGAAACAACAGGATCATATGGAAATGCTTCAAGATATGTAAGAGTAAGTAATGTAGCATATAAAACACCAAATTATTTTGATAATAATGGTTCACCAAATGACGCATATTCATCTTCTCTTCCAGATGTAGGAAGTGGATCATTTGCAGGAGCTAATGGAGCTTTATTTTCAGAAACAGGATATCCTTCTTATACTCAAGCTAAATACTATGATGCAATAACAGATGATAATACACAAGGTTTAACTTCAACAGAAATGGCTAGTGGAGCAGGAAGTAATTATATTGATGCTTTTAATTTATTAGCAAATAAAGATGATTATTCATATAATATTATAACAGCTCCTGGTTTAATTTATGCAGCACCATCAAATGTAACTCCACTTAATTTATTAATACAGAATACAGCAGATAGAGGAGATGCTATAGCATTAGTAGATTTAGTTAATTATCCAAATGGAACAGTTACATCAGTAAATGCTCAAGCTGCAAAAATAGATAACTCATATGCTGCTGCTTATTGGCCATGGGTTCAAGTAAGTGATCCTAATTCAGGACAGTTAGTATGGACGGTGCCTTCATCGATGATTCCGGGTGTGTACGCGTTTAATGACCGAACAAGTGAAGCTTGGTTCGCTCCCGCTGGAATTAATAGAGGTGGCTTAAGTACGGTAGTACAAGCACAAAGAAAATTAACTCAAACTAATAGAGATAATCTGTATGTAGGTAAAGTTAACCCAATAGCTACATTCCCTGGAAAAGGAGTTGTAGTATTTGGACAAAAAACACTTCAAACAGCAGCATCTGCATTAGATAGAATAAATGTAAGAAGATTATTGATAGCATTAAAATCTTACATTGTACAGATTGCTGATAATTTAGTATTTGAACAAAATACAGCAGCAACAAGAAATAACTTTTTATCTCAAGTAAACCCATATTTAGAATCAGTACAACAAAGACAAGGTTTATTTGCATTTAAGGTAGTTATGGATGCTTCAAATAATGGACCAGATGTAGTTGATAGAAATCAAATGGTAGGTGCAATTTATATCCAACCAACTAAAACAGCTGAATTTATTTATTTAGATTTCAACATTTTACCAACTGGAGCTACATTCCCATCATAAAAAGTATAAAACATAATATGTATAATAAAATAAAACAATAATAAAATGGCAGTAGTAAATCCAAACGAAATGTTCTTCACAGCTTTTGAACCAAAAGTTGCCAATAGATTTATAATGTATGTAGATGGTATACCATCATATATGATTAAAGAAGTTGGTGAAATTAAGGTAGAGCAAGGTGAAATAGTATTAAATCACATTAATACTTATAGAAAAGTAAAAGGAAAAGCTAAATGGGCTGATATTTCAATGACATTATATGACCCAATTACACCATCAGGAGCACAAGCTACTATGGAGTGGGTAAGATTACATCATGAATCAGTTACTGGTAGAGATGGTTATTCTGATTTTTATAAGAAAGATGTAACTATTAATGTATTAGGTCCTGTAGGAGATGTAGTTTCTGAATGGATTATAAAAGGAGCATTTATTAAAGATGCAACATTTAAAGGATTTAATTGGGATACTGAAGCAGAAGCTCAAGATATTACATTAAATTTAGGAATGGATTACTGCGTATTAAATTTCTAAAAGAAATTTTAAATATATTAAAGAATAGCTTGGCTTCGGTCAAGCTTTTTTTTATATTATATATGTATACATGAAATTAAGTTATAACAAATAAAAGATATGAGCGAAGAAAAGTATAAATTCCCAACAGAAATCGTAGAACTTCCATCAAAAGGTTTAGTTTATGATAAAGAAAGTCCACTATCATCTGGAAAAATTGAAATGAAATATATGACAGCTAAGGAAGAAGATATCCTTACAAATCAATCATATATTCAAAATGGTACTGTATTAGATAAATTATTAAAAGCATTAATAGTATCTAAAGTAAATTATAATGATCTTATAGTAGGTGATAAAAATGCATTATTAATAGCTGCTAGAATATTAGGTTATGGTAATGATTATGAATTTTCTTATAAAGATGAAAAAATTAAAATAGATTTATCTACATTAGAAAATAAAGAGATTGATAAATCTAAATTTGAACAAGGTAAAAATGAATTTTCATTTACTCTACCTAAATCAGGATCTATAATTACATTTAAATTATTAACACATGGTGATGAAGTAAAAATTGAAAGAGAATTAAAAGGTTTAAAAAAGATTAACCCAAAACTATCAGCTGATTTATCAACACGCCTTAAATATATGATATTATCAATAGATGGAAAAGATGAAGCAAAAGATATTAGAGAGTTTGTAGATACCTATTTTTTAGCTCAAGATTCAAGATCACTTAGAAATTATATAAAGGATTTCCAACCAGATGTTAACTTAAATATACCTATAGAATTACAAGGTGGCGAGGAGAACATCACAATCCCTATAGGGCTTACATTTTTTTGGCCTGACGCAGATTTATAGGGTAAGTTTATTTTCTCAAATTCATGATATAGTATTTCATGGTAAAGGGGGCTATGATTGGCATACAATTTATAATATGCCTATATGGTTACGTAATTTTACATTTCAAAAAATAAATGATTTTTATATAGAAGAAAATAAAGCAGTTAAAAAAGCTCAAGGAAAAAATAGTAATAGTAAATCAGTAACTACTGATGGTAAAGTAACATCACCAGAATTTCTTAAAAAAGTAAAATCAAAACCTTCATCATCCCCTAACTATACAACAAAGGCATCTAAAAAATAGATGCTTTTGATATTTATAACAAAATCACCTAATGGGTATAAAGGAAAACGGTAAAGATATAAAGGCTAATAATCAAGCTTTAGAACAAGGTGTAATCTTAGCTGCCCAGTTATCCGAGGAAGCTAGAAACCTTAATCAGGAGTTAAAAGATCAATTAGGCATTCGTCAAAAAACAAATGATTTTGATAAAGCTTTATTAAGTATATCAAGACAAATTACTAGTGCTTCTGAAGAAAATAAAGTTGCTTTAGGTGAATCTTCTAATCTTACTAAACAAATTTTAAAAGAAGAATCTCAAATTAATGCAGTTACTAGAGAAAGATTAATTAATGAAAAAACATTAACTTCAGAACAACAACAACAAGCTCAAGCTCTTAATGAAAAAAATCAAAAAAGAATATCTAATCTTGCTACAATAGATAGTCTTAGAAATCGAATTGTAAATGCTGAAGGTGAAGAATTAGCAAAATTAAATCAAAAATTAACAATAGCTGAAAGAATTAATGGGTTTGTTGAACAAGATCTTTCAAAATCTGCACAAGGTTTAGATAAAGAAACCCAACGTTTAGCTTTAATTTATGGGATGGGTGATGCTGCTGAAAAAAATCTACAATCATCTAAAGAAGAAGAAGCAATACAAGAAAGAATTAATCAAAGACTTGGAATAGCAGGTAAAGTTGTAGGAGCTCTAAAAAAGAATTTTGGAGGATTTGCTGAAGCAATTGGTATAGACAAAGTTGCAGAAGATATGAGAGAAGCTGCTTCTGATGCTGAAAGAGGAGGAAAAGCACTTGGTAGATGGGGAGTTTTAGGAGTTGGTATACAAAGTGCATTTAAGGGACTTACAAGTACTCTTACAGACCCAACAGTTATATTAGGTGCAATGTTAAAAGGCTTTAAAGAAGTAGATAAAGCAGCAGTTGATTTTCAAAGAACTACAGGTCAAGATGGTAATACTTTTGCATTACAAATAGATGCAGCGAATAGTGGCTTTATTACTATGACTGATTATCTTAAAACTGCTACAGCTTTAACTAAAGAGCTTAGTATGAATGCTACTAATATCTTTACACCAGAAGATTTACTAGAAGCATCAAGGATTGAACATTATATGGGAATGACTGCTAAAGAAGCAAGTCAATTAGCTAAAATGTCAAAATTAAATGGTAAATCAGTTAAAGCAAATAATGAAGCTCTTGTAGCAGGTGTAAATTCTTTTAATAAACAAAATAAAGCAGGAATATTAGCTAAAGGAGTATTAGAAGATGTAGCTAATGTATCTGTAGATATTGGTATTTTATATTCAGGTTATCCTGAAAAATTAGGAGCAGCAGGTGCTGCTGCAGCTGCTATGGGTACTACTTTAGCAGGTGTAAAAAAATTAGCAAGCTCATTACTTGACTTTGAAAGTTCTATTGCTTCAGAAATGGAAGCAGAATTGTTAACTGGTAAACAATTAAATTTAGAAAAAGCAAGACAAGCAGCATTAAATAATGATCTTGAAACAGTTGCTAAGGAATTATCAAATCAAGGAATTACATCAGCAAGTTTTGCAAAAATGAATAGTATTCAACAACAAGCACAAGCTAAAGCTTTAGGTATGAGTACAGAAGAAATGGCAAAAATGCTTATTCAACAAGGTTTATCAGTTGGTATGTCAGAAGAAGGTTTAAGTGCTGCTCAAAAACAAACACTTGAACAAATGAAACAAGAAGAAGCAGGAAAAAAAATGGAAGCAGCAATGGCTAAAATATCTCAAGCATTAGCTCCTCTTGTGGATTTATTAGCAGACATTGTAACTCCTATTGCAGGAGTTTTATCAAATACTAAAATTTTAGTTCCTTTATTAGCAACAATAGGATTAATGAAAATGGGGGGAGTTGCTAAACACTTTACTACTATGAAAGATAGTATAGGTGGAGCTTTTAAAAATTTAAAAGGTTTAGGTTCAGGTTTAAAAGATATGGCAACTGGAGGAGGTGCTGGTAAATTAAAAGAATCATTAGGTTTTGGAGAAAAAACAGGTGGAGGTTTAGATAAAATAACAAAAGGTACAAAAGGTGTAAAACCTGGACTTGGGAAAACAATTCAAAACTTTCTTACAGGAATAGGAAAAGGATTATCTTCTCTTGGTAAAGCTATAATGGGTCCTCAATTAGCAGGAATAGCAGCTGGTATGGGAATATTAACTTTAAGTATAATAGGTATAGGTTTTGCCCTTAAAGTTGCTGCTCCTGGGATAAAAGCTTTTGGAACTGTAATAAATTCTATATTTACTGGAGTAGCTACTGTAGTAACAGCAGTAGCAGATGGATTTGTTAAATTAATGGAAGCTGTTAGTATGGAAAATATACTACCACTTTTATTATTAGGACCAGCATTAGTAGGAATATCAGTAGGATTAGCATCTATGGCTATAGCAGGAATAGGTGCATTACCTATTATAGGGGCTTTAGCAGGTTTAGCCTTAGTTTCATCTCCATTAATGAAATTAGCTTCAGTATTTGGAGGCGGAGGTGGTGGAGATAATGAAGATTCAATGATTGTTGATAAATTAGACCAATTAATAGCAATTGTAGAAAAAGGAGGAGATGTTTTATTAGATGGTGCTAAAGTAGGAAGAAACTTAGCAATTGCATCTTCTAAAATAGGTTAATATTTATAACAAAATAATTAAAATTAAAAATTATGGCACAATCATTAGAAAACAAATATGAGTCAGGAGGTTCAAGATTAGGTTATCCTAATAACCCATCTCAAGCTGTACCTGCATTATCAGGGCCTAGTACTAGAGACATGCAATCTACATTACATGATTTATACTCGTATGATGGTAATCCATTAGCGTCAGATGTAAATCAATATGAAAATGTAAATAATAAAATGGGAACAGCTCCTTTACCAGAACCAACAAGGTTACAAGCATTTACTGGACCTAAAAATGATTTAGCTTCTGGAGCAGGATTTACTCAATATAATAATCAATCAACATATGATGATTTTATATTAGCACAAGGTAGTAAAGATGGGAAAGCAGCAGCAAATCGATTCCAAGGAACAGGTGAGACTTTCTTGAGATAAAAAACAAATAAAACCTATAGATGCCACTAATAACATCAACTACGAGGTTTAATAAACTAAAATGGGACACTTACGGAAATGATAGGTTTGATTCAGGTAGAAGTAATCAACCTTATATTACAAAACGTATACCTGGTGTTGAATATAATAACCCAAGTCAAACATTTGCCGATCAAGAAAATGTTGGGTTAAGTACTGATTCTGTAGATTTTTTATTAAGGGGAGGTTTAGGTGTTGTTAATGCTGTTGCGAATGATGTAAGTAGATTAACACAAATGCTATTTGATACAAGATCTCCTAATGGTTTTGAATTTATAGCTAAACAAAATGTATTATCACGTAATAATGTAAAAACAGAAGCTTCTTTTGGTGCAGGTTATGCTGGAGGAGGACTTAATCAAGGTTTATATACTCCTGTAGGTACATTACTTCAAGCAGCAGTAGATCCAGTTGCAACAGGAATTACTAATTTATTTGGTATAAATCCTCTTACAGATAATACTCCTTTAACAACTGATTTTAAATCTTCTAATAATGGAGGGGTAAATAGTTATTTTGCTACTGTAAATATGCAAAATACATCAGATGATATTAAAGATTCTAATAGATTAGTTAATTTAAACACTGCTATAAATACTAATACACCATCAGTAACTGTAGGAGGAAATATAATATTAAATCCTGGTGGACAAGCTCAAGCTTCAATATTACAATATGGTGGAGGACCAGGTTCAATTCTAGGTATAGGTAATACTAATATTCTTTTTGCTGATCAAAGAACTGGTAGGCAAAATGCAAAAGTACAAACATCTGGATTTTTATCAACTTCTAACCCAGAAATCTCTTCATCAGGAAATTATTCAATATATAAAAGACCAGTACCATCTGTTCTTGTAAAAGATGCTAATTATAGAGGTGTTTCTGATGTTTGGAATAATTCTATTTTTAACTTAGCATTTAGTGATTATGGAGGTTTTGAACCTTTAGCAAGGGCATATGATGGTCTTGCAAATATAAGTCCTTACATATATGGTAGTATGGATGAAGACTTTACTTTTCCAGATGGTGGAGCATCAGGTAGAGCAGCAGCTATGAATGCTGGTTTTATAAATCCTGAAGGTCCTAATAATTATAGTGTTTTTACAAAACCAACAACAACCTTTGGTAATAATTTAAATATTTTTCAAATTTCTAAGGGAAATTTATTTATATCTGGTTCTGGTGTTACAGGAATATTTGGAAATTTATTTCCTGAATCAGTATCTCAATTAACAGATGAATTAACTATAAAATTAGGTAATAATAATTATAGTGATCAATTTACTAGCGCTATTCAAGGTTGGAATAATAGTGTATATTCTACAAAAGTAGGAGATGATGCTTTAACATCATGGGAATCAAAAACAACAGAAAATGGAACAGCTACTTTTACTCAAGCTCAACTTTATAGTGATAGAGTAATTGGAAGTAGAAAAGGATTAAAAAATCCAAAAGATTTTAGAAAAGTTGTTCAAATAGAGGGGAAAACTATTAAAACAGGAATTACACAATCATCAGTATTATCATTATCACCAGATTATGTAGATCAAAATATAGATGTAAGATTAAATTTAGGAAATCCAGGAGGAAACGCTGGTGTTTTAAATAATTCATCAACTAATGGTGGTAGAGAAGTTAAAGATGTTTTACATTATGGTATTGATGCTAAAACTTTACAAGCAATAGATACTTTAAATGCTTTACCTATGTATGAAGGAGAAGCAGTAGATTTAACAAAAGCAGTTAATGATTCTATAAAATTTAGAATAGCTATTATTAATAATGATGCTGCTAATGGAATAGCTACTTATCTCCATTTCAGAGCATTTATAGATAGTTTTAATGATAATTATACAGCTAAGTGGGATTCTGTAAATTACGCAGGTAGAGGAGAAGAATTATATAATTATCAAGGATTTGGAAGAGAAGTTTCTATGAGTTGGACAGTATATGCTCAATCAAAAGCTGAATTAATTCCAATGTATAAAAAGTTAAATTATCTAGCTTCATCTTTAGCACCAGATTATAACTCAGCAGGATTTATGAGAGGAAATATAGTAAGATTAACTATGGGAGGTTATTTATATGAACAACCAGGTATTATAAAAAGTTTAAGTTTTGGAGTTCCTGAAGAATCACCATGGGAAATAGGTATTAATGAACAAGGGGGAACTGATCAAAGTGTAAAAGAATTACCTCATATGATAAAAGTAACAGGATTTACATTTATACCAATACAAAAATTCATACCAGCTAAAGCAGATAGTTTAACAGATCCAACTCAGAAATATATATCATTAGCTAATAATAACAAAACTACTAACTACTCAGATCCTTATAAATCATATGCACAAGGTGGAGCAGTAATTCAATAAATTATAATGGATAGATATCAAGATATAAAAATATTAAGAAATGAAGATCGATTTGTTGGAACTATAGGAGATAAATATTATAACACAGTTTTTTATCCTGAGGTTGGAGCTCGTGAAAGTGATATTTATGTTGAGACAGAATGGGGAGATAGATTAGATTTATTAGCTAATCAATTTTATAATAATGTAACTTTATGGTGGATAATATCAATTAGAAATCCTAATAAAGTTAATTTTGGATCACTTTTTCTTAATCCTGGTTCACAAATAGCTATACCAGTAGATATTAGTGGTATAATAGATAGTTATAATAATTTAAATGAGTTATAAAAATGAATATATTAGGATCACCATTTGCAGAATGGGTAACTACACAAATTGAACAAAGACAATTTTCTTTAGGTAGAGGAAGTGGAAAAGATACTAAAGATTTATTATACCAACAATCAAAAACACCTTGGATTAGATTAGCAAGTTCTGTAGATCTTTTGCAAGATGAAGGAGGTGGAATTGATATCTTAAAAAGATTAGGAGGATTAGATGGAATTAATATTGATGATATTGCAGGTGATGGTTTAGCTAAAAATTTTATATTACAAGGGGGTGCAATTTCAAAAGTAGGAGATAGTTTTAGAGCAAATGCTGGTTTAAACATAACAAACCAAACATTTAATGGTGCTTATGGTTGGGGAGGTACATCTGAAAGAGGATTTATACCAATGCCTGGTATTACAGAAGCATCTTTAAAGTATATGAATAATGGTGCTTTAACAAAAACTGAAATTAAAATAAAATGTTATAGTAAAATACAATTAGCATTAATAGATGCTTTATATATGCGTCCTGGGTATACTTTATTATTAGAATTTGGGTGGAGTAATTATTTAAACAATTCTGGAGAATTACAAACATTTAATAATTTTAATTCACCAGCTTTACGTTATATGTTTAACAAACAAATTCAAGAAAAAAATCATTTTGAAATTACAAAAAGAATAGAAAAGGAAAGAGAAAATAGATCTGGAAATTATGAAGGAGTATATGGTAAAATAAGTAATTTTAAATGGACATTTAATCCTGATGGAAGTTATGATTGTACTATTAATTTAACAGGTTTAGGAGATGTATTAGAAAGTCTTAAAGTAAATATATCATTAAATGCTATAGATGATGAAACTATTAAAAATAAAAAGAAAAGTGAAGAAGATGATGAAAAAAGTGATGATATTCCTTTAATAGCTAATGCTAATAAAACATCACTAAATACTTGGTTATTTAGTATTTATCAAAATTATAAAGTACCAGGAAGAATATATGGGGATAATACTAATGATGGAGTTCATGAAGCACAATTAAAACAATTTCCTCTACCTTCTGATGATTTTAAAAAAACTGATATTTCAATTAAAAAAGCAGTATTATGTTTAGGTGATACTTCAACAGATGATGATGATAATGAATCTCCTCAAGCTTATGTTACATTTGGTTATTTAATAGCTTATATTCAAAAGTATATTATAACTCAGGATCCTAATACAGGAATACCAACTTTTTCATTTGATATGAAATTTGAAGATCTTGAAAATGATGAAAATTATATTTTATCTCCACCAGGACAATTCTCTCCTAATCCTTTAGTATGTGTAATTCCTCATTTAAGACATAACATACCAGGTGTTGATAGAGACTTTAAACAAACTAGTATGGATAAATTTATAACTAGAAATGGATCAGATTATAAAGGTGGAGAAGTTTATACTGGAAAGTTAGCAAGTATTTATGTTAATATAAATCATATAGCAAAAGTTTTACAACAAGCTCCAAGAGATGAAGATAATGCTTTATCTTTATTAGATTTTTTAAATCAAATAATTGCAGATATAACAAAAACATTAGGAGGAATTAATAATATTACTATAAAACTAAATGATGATGGTAATGGTGCTAGATTTATAGAAAATGCCCCTCAAAGATTTATTAAACAACCTGTACAATTATCTGAAGGTAAAATGTGTAGATTTAATACTTTTGGAATTACACCAAATATAGGAGGAAGTATAATAAGAGATTTAGGAATTGATGGAAGTATACCTTCTAATTTTTCATCAATGATTACAATTGGAGCACAAAGTAATGGTAACCAAGTATCAGGAAATGCAACCTCATTTTCTAATTATAATTCAGGTATAGTAGATAGAATTATTCCAACTAAAGGAAATTATTCACCTAAAGAAGAAGTAGATGAAGATGGAGAAGTAGTAAAAACTCAAGAAGAACAAATTGAAGACTCAATTAAAAAAATGACAAGTGGAGGTTTTTGGGGTTGGTTTACTGGAAATTATGGAGGTGTATTTGAAGATGTTATAAATGATAGACAATTTGACCAATCAGATATTGAATCTTTTCAAGAATTACACACAACATATATAAATCTTATAGTAGGGATATTATCACAACCAGTAGGAAAAGGAGGTTTAGGACAACTTGCAGCTCCATTTTTCTTACCTTTTAATTTTAATATGGATATAGATGGTATATCTGGTATAAAATTATATCAAAAATTCTTAATTGATGAAAAAATTCTACCACCAGCTTATGATAAAGACTCAGTAGAAATATTAGTTAAAACTACAGATCATATTATAAATAATTCTGCTTGGATAACAAAAATTGGTACACAATCAACTCCTAAACCACAAAAATTTGAATCACCTACTAGTGGAGGAATTGCAGGAACTTTTGCTGCAAGTTTAGTAGGAGGTTCAACTCCAACATCTAGAGGTACTAATACTAATGTAGGTAGTGATTTACCACCACCTCCAGGAGAACAACCACCAGAAGATGAATTATTAAGAATAAGAGTAACTAGAATAATGGATGATGGTACTCAAACATTAGGAATAATGGATATCTTAGCAGAAGATGAACAAACTATATTATATTCATTAGCAACATCAGAATTACCATGGTTAGGTAATCAAAATTCAATAAGTTGCATTCCAGTAGATTCTTATAGAGTAAAATCTCATGTTAGTGGTAAACATGGTAAATGTTTTTGGTTAATAGGTAATTCATTAGGGGGTTATGCTTTTAACAAACTATTTGGAAATAAATTTACAAGAGCTGCAGTTTTAATTCATAGAGCACCTAAAGCACCAGGTTGGCTTGAAGGTTGTATAGGTCCTGGTCTTAAATTTAATGCCCAAAATAATCAAAAAGGTAGACAAAAAGGAACAGGACAAGCTTATCTTAACCCAGCATTAAATCAATCAGAAGCTGCAATGAATAAATTAATGAATACTTTATATAGTATTGGTTCTTTTAAGATGGAAATAATAAATAATGGAGGAGTTGATAATTTTTCAGAATCTCAAAAATCTAATAAAACAACAATATGGTCAGAATTACCTAGATCTTTTGATTCATCAGTACAATCAGTGGCAAGAAATAGAAAATTATTACCAAATCCTTACGTAGCTTAACAATGTATATACCAAAAAATAAAATAAAAACTAATTTATATACTAAAGGTAATGAGTATAAAAATATAGTTACAGGAGTACCTTATACAGGTTATTATTGGACTATGTATACTGGAAAATTTTTTACTGGTAAAAATCCTAATGATACATTAATAGAAGAACTAGTACCAATAAATACTGTTACAAATAATGTATGGGATTTAACATCTCAGGGACAATCATTCCAACAATACGCTAGCAATTATGATTCAGAAGTAGTACCAGGACAATATCAAAATATGATAGATGTTGATGTTTATAATAATGTAAGAAAAATAGATATATCTGTTACTAAATTAGTTCCACAACAATATTATCCAACGCCAACAGATGAAGAATATAAATTGGGAGTATTTATGAGATATTTTGTAGTTAAAACTAATGAAAATATTTATACAGAATTAGATAAAACTACTTATAATAAAATAATAGATCAAGATATTCAATATCTATATGAATTATATATACCCTTTAAAATTCAATGGGCTTTAGTAGGAGGAGAGGTAGAAGTATCAACAGCAAATAGAAATGTATTAGAATTAAAAGAAAGAAAATTAAATAAAACAGGCCTTACAGAATTTTTAAATAAACCAACTAATTTTAGTCTTGATTACCTTCAATTTTATGCTCCTAATAGTGGAAAAATACTATATACTGGTGATCCCTCAAGAGAAGGAGAGGAAGGGCTTATTCTTCCAAATGGAAAAACTTATATAGGATATTATCATGTAATGTTAGATGGTACTATTATGACAGGTAAATCTCATAATACTGGAAATAACATTATTTTAACAAGTATTTATGATTAAACTTGGATTATAGATAAATTCCTCGTATATTGAACCAAAATAAGAGTTATGTTTTGGTTAGTTGAAGATAGTAAGCAGTTAGAAGTATTTAAAAATTATGTTAGAGAGGAAGCATTTGTTGAAATAATTCCATATTCTAATGTAGAACATCCCACAAAAGGAGGCATATGTGCTGTTTATATTCGTCCGTTAAATGCCACAAAAGGGTTTATATTGACAAATGACCATAGCGAGACATTAAACGTTGGTATAGACGCAATAAAATGTGTATTAAACACATTAGACAAGGTGTATGTACGTGATAAGAAGGAATTTTTACATTATTTAGTATTACAAAAGCTCTTTGACATAACATTAACAACGCCTACGTATATACCAGAAACAACACAAACACATAATTATTTTTACAACAAATATCCTAATAAAAAAGACATAAACAGAATAGTACCTATAGTTAAACATTATGAATATTGTGAAAACATATTTAACGACTTAAAAAACAAAATAAATGAACCAATCAACGACTTTTACAACAACAAAGCCACAGTGGTTTTCAACGCCGTGGAGCAAAGTGGTATACGAATTAATAGAGATGAATTCAAATCGCACTTTTACGATGAGCGTAGTGAGTATGTATACACGCAATACAACTTTAAAACACTAACAACAAGACCCTCAAATAAATTTAATGGAGTTAATTATGCAGCACTTAATAAAGATAATGGATGTAGGAAGAGTTTTATTCCACGTAATGATAAATTTATTGAGCTTGATATTGGTGCTTACCATCCTACTCTTTTGGGTTTGTTGGTGGGGTATAATTTTGGGGATGAAGATATTCATAAATCTTTTGCAAAAATGTATGGTGTGGATTACCACAAATCTAAAGAGCTAACATTCAAACAACTATACGGAGGAGTATTCGAGCAGTTTAAAGATCTGGAATTTTTTCAAAGAGTACAAATATATGTAGATGATTTGTGGCAAAAATTTAACGAAAAGGGCTGGATAGAGTGTCCTGTTTCAAAGCATGTGTATAGAAAAGATAAGTTAGAGGATATGAAACCTCAAAAATTATTGAATTATGTTCTTCAAAACTTGGAGACCGCAATGAATGTTCGTATATTGTGGGACATATTTAAATCATTAAGAAATCGAGAAACTAAGCTGGTCTTATATACTTATGATTCGTTTTTGTTTGATTTTAAAGAAGGAGAAGAAGATTTAATTGATGAAATTAAACAAATAATAAAAAAATATAAATTACAAATAAAAGAAAGTTATGGAAGCAACTACGATTTTAGATAAACCTGTTAATATGTATACTATAGATGATTTTAACGAATTCTCTACATTAAATATAAAAGATTTGAATAATAAATTATTTTGCACTTTTACAACATTAGAAGAATTAGATTCATTAATTAAGGATCTTACTTCTAAGTATAATATTATGTATAATAAGATATTTGTTTTACATATTAAAAGTAATGACGAATATGTTTGCACATATAATATTGATCAGGCAAATCTAGATAGTTTACCACAAAACACAATTCTTGTACATAGAAAAAAAGAATCAAATACATTATATACTATAAATGCTCTTAATGAATTAATTAAAAAATTAAATGGAGGAGTAGTTGATACTAAATTCCCAATTAATTGGCAGCATTATAGAAATACAGTTTTACTTACTCAAAGAGATGAATTAAAGCAATTAAAGACAAAAATTCATAAAATTCTTGAAGTATAGTTAGGCTCCTCGAACATTCGTTCGTATATTTACATCATATTAAATAAACGTTATAAACCAAAAAAAAGTTATTATGGATTTAAACCTAATTAAACAACGCTTAGAATCGTTAAACAAGCAATCTACAAACAAATCAGGAGGTGGAAAATCACTTTTCTGGAAACCATCAGTTGGTAAACAAGTAGTTAGAGTAGTACCTAACAAATTTAACAAACAAATTCCTTTTACAGAAATGCTATTTTATTATGGTATAGGTCAAAGAGTAATGGCATCCCCACAAAACTGGAGTGAAAAAGACCCAATTCAAGAATTCACAAAACAATTACGTCAAAGTGGAGATAAAGAAAATTGGAGATTAGCTAAAAAATTAGACGCTAAAACTCGTATTTTTGCTCCTATTATAGTAAGGGGTGAGGAAAGTGAAGGTGTTAAATTATGGCAATTTGGTAAAGAAGTTTATCAAGATTTCTTAAACATGGCTTCTGATGATGAGATTGGTGATTTTACTGATATAGTAGGTGGTAGAGATATTAAATTAACTACTGTAGGACCTGAAGTAACAGGAACACCATATAATAAAACATCAGTAGGACCGTCTCTTAAAACAACTCCATTATCAGATAATGAAACTTTAGTTCAATCTTTATTAGATAATCAACCTAATCCAATGGATGTATTTAAAAGATTTACTTTTGATGAAGTTAAATCATCATTAGAAGAATTTCTATCAGATGGTGAAACTGAAGTATCACCTTCAATTCCAAAAGATACTACTACAGCTCCAAAATATTCTACAGATAATAGTAAATCAAAATCAAAAGCAGATCAGTTTGATGATTTATTTAAAGATGATAGTAAAGGTGGAGATGATGATTTACCGTTTTAATAAATAATAATACATGGCGAGAAAGAAAAAAACACTATCGGAGGCAGTCTCTGCGGAAATACAATCAAATTTTAACTTAAATGCTTTTAAAGCAAAAAAAGGATTAACATCTAATATTAAGTTTAAAGATCAAGAATGGATTCCTTTATCACCAGCATTTCAGGATGTAACTTCAATTCCAGGTATTCCTATGGGTCATATTGTTCTTCTTAGAGGACATTCAGATACAGGTAAGACAACAGCACTTTTAGAAGCAGCTGTTGCTGCTCAAACTCGTAAAATCCTACCAGTATTTATTATTACAGAGATGAAATGGTCTTGGGATCATGCAAAAATGATGGGTATGGATGTTAAAGAAGTTATAAATGAAGAAACGGGTGAAGTAGAAAATTATGAAGGTAACTTTATTTATGTAGATAGAGAAACTATTAATTCTATTGAAGATGTAGCTGGATTTATTTTAGATTTAATTGATGAACAAAAGAAAGGTAATTTACCTTATGATTTATTATTCTTATGGGATTCTATTGGATCAGTACCTTGTGAAATGTCTATTAAATCAAATAAAAACAACAATGAATGGAATGCAGGTGCTATGTCAACTCAATTTGGTAATAGTGTAAATCAAAAGATTACATTATCTAGAAAAGAGTCATCACCTTATACTAATACATTAGTTTGTATTAATAAGGTTTGGACATTAAAAGCTGAATCACCTATGGGACAACCAAAATTAATGAATAAAGGTGGTTATGCTATGTGGTTTGACTCAACATTTGTAGTTACATTTGGTAATGTAATGTCAGCTGGAACTTCTAAAATAAAAGCAATTAAAGATGGTAAACAAGTTGAATTTGCTAAAAGAGTAAACATTCAAATTGATAAAAATCATATTAATGGTGTTACCACTAGAGGTAAAATTGTTATGACACCTCATGGTTTTATTAATGATAATGATAAGGAGTTAAAAGCTTACAAAGAAGATAGAAAAGAAGATTGGAAAGCTATCTTAGGGGGTGATGATTTTAGAGTAGTTGAAGAAGATCAAGCATACTCTGATATTGCATCTTTTGGAGAAGAGCCACAATAAACTTTGATACCCGGAGTATTTTTCGTATATTCCGGGTATAAAAATTAATCAAATGAAACAGAAAGAATTATTTAAACTTCTTGATGGAATTCAAGAACAAGGGGAAGAAACTGTAAAAAGTGAAAGAATATTAATGATAGATGGTTTAAATCTATTCTTTAGAAATTTTGCAGTAATGAATATGGTTAATCCTGATGGGGTTCATATAGGTGGTTTAGGTGGATTCTTTCGTTCATTAGGCGCTATGATACGTCAAACTCAACCAACACAGGTTTATGTAGTGTTTGATGGGGCTGGATCAGCTAATAATAGAAAAAACATTAACCCACTATATAAATCAGGTAGAGATTTACAACGTATAACTAATTGGGATGCTTTTGATGATAAAGATGATGAAGATGATGCTAAGGTAGATCAAATGGTTAGAATTATCCATTATCTAAAAACATTACCTGTTAAAACTATTAGTATTGATAAAGTAGAAGCTGATGATATTATAGCATATATGTCAAATATTATTCCTAAAAAACCAGAAGACAAAGTATTTATAGTATCTTCTGATAAGGATTTTTTACAATTAGTAAACAAAAATGTTATTGTATATCGCCCTATGGAAAAAGAATATTATACAGAACAAACAGTAATTGATAAATATAAAATGTCTCCCAAAAACTTTATATTACATAAAACACTATTAGGAGATAATTCAGATAAAATCAAAGGTGTTAAGGGTTTAGGTGAAAAAGGATTATATAAAAAATTCCCTGAATTAATGGAGCGTGATATGAATTTAGAAGATATATTCACTATATGTGAAGCCAAATTAAAAGATCATGTAGTTTATGCTCGTGTTCTCCAAAATATGGATGAAATGGAAAAAAACTATAAAATAATGGATTTAGAAAATCCAATGATAGATAAAAATGATGAAAAATATATAAATAAGGTTGTTAATTCAGAGGTTCCTTCGTATATTCCAGAACAATTCATATCCATGTACCATCAAGATAAATTAGGTGGGATGATACGAAATGTAGAATTTTGGGTAGATGATATTTTCAAACAATTAGTTATAAAAAAATAAGTTACATGACGTTAAAAAACCTAAACCAATATGGCCCCCATTTTCAAATAAAGGTGCTATCTTCCTTATTAACACATAAGGAATTTTTAGTTAATATTCAAGATATTTTAAGTGATGAATATTTTGACAATCAAGCTCATAAGTGGATTGTTAAGGAGATATTAAGATATTATGATAAGTATCATACTACACCTTCAATGGATATTTTAAAAGTTGAAGTTAAAAAAATTGATAATGAAGTACTACAATTATCAGTTAAAGAACAATTAAGAGAAGCATACCAAGCATCAGATGAAGATTTAGAATATGTACAAGAAGAATTTACTGGATTTTGTAAAAACCAACAAATAAAAAAAGCATTAATGTCTTCTGTAGATTTATTAAAAGCAGGTGATTTTGATTCAATTAAAACTATAATATCAAGTGCTTTACAAGCTGGTAATGATAAAAATGTAGGACATGAATACTTAAAAGATTTAGAATCAAGATTTAGAGAAGATGCTAGAACAACAATTCCAACACCTTGGGCAAGAATTAATGAATTATTACAAGGTGGTTTAGGAAATGGGGATTTTGGTTTAATATTTGGTAACCCTGGAGGAGGTAAATCTTGGTCATTAGTTGCATTAGGTGGATTTGCTGTAAGAATGGGTTACAATGTAGTACATTATACATTAGAATTAGGTGAACAATATGTAGGAAGAAGATATGATGCTTTCTTTAGTAAAATACCAGTTGATAGAATTTTACAAAATAGAGAAAAAATAGAAGAAATAATGCCTAGTTTAGAAGGTGAGTTAATTATTAAAGAATTTGCAACAGGTCGCGCAACAATGTCAACAATTGAGTCACATATTACAAAAATAACTGACATGGGAATTAAACCTGATTTAGTAATTATTGATTATGTTGATTTATTAGGAACAAAAAAGAAAACATCTGATAGAAAAGGAGAAATTGATGATATTTATCAAAGCACTAAAGGATTAGCTCGCCAATTAGACATCCCTATTTGGTCAGTTTCTCAGGTAAATCGTGCAGGAGCAAAAGACGATATTGTTGAAGGAGATAAAGCAGCAGGATCATATGATAAAATAATGATTACTGATGTGTGTATTTCTCTTTCAAGAAAAAAAGCAGATAAAGTAAACGGAACAGGAAGATTTCATATTATGAAGAATAGATACGGTATTGATGGATTAACATTTGGAGTAGAAGCTGATACTGCAACTGGTCATTTTATTGTAAAAGATTATAATCCTGACGATTACGAAAAAGAACAAGATTCAACCCAAATTACTAAACCATTTGGTGAAGTAGACAGTTATGATAAAAAAGCATTAGCAAATCAATTTTTCACACTTAATAAATAAAACAATAAATGAACATTACACAAGAAATACTATCAGACATAGTAGTATATAACAAATATGCTAAATACGTTCCTTCAAAACAAAGAAGAGAAACATGGGAAGAATTAGTTACAAGAAATAAAGAGATGCATCAAGAAAAATTCCCACAATTAAAAGAAGAAATAGAAGATGTATATAAATTAGTATATGATAAAAAAGTTTTACCTTCAATGCGTAGTTTACAATTTGCTGGAAAACCAATTGCTATAAATAATGCAAGGATATTTAATTGTTCATTTTTACCAATTGATGATTTTAGAGCATTTAGTGAAACAATGTTCTTACTACTTTCAGGATGTGGAGTTGGTTTTTCAGTTCAACAACATCATATTGAAAAATTACCTGAAATCCATAAAGCAACTAAAGAAAAAAGATTTTTAATTGGAGATTCAATTGAAGGATGGGCTGATGCTGTAAGAGCAATTATGAAGGCTTACTTAGGTAAAACTAAAACAATGCCTATATTTGATTATAGAGATATTAGACCAAAAGGGGCAGAATTAATTACTGTAGGAGGTAAAGCACCAGGACCTGAACCATTAAAAGAATGTTTATTTCAAATTCAAAAAGTACTTGATAGAAAAAAAGATGGAGAACAATTATCATCTATTGAGGCACATGATATTATTTGTCATATTGCTGATGCAGTATTATCTGGTGGTATTCGAAGAGCAGCACTAATTTCATTATTTGATTTACATGATAATGAAATGTTAACTTCAAAACATGGTGCTTGGTGGGAATTGAACCCACAAAGAGGTAGAGCTAACAACTCAGCAGTAGTTATTCGTCATAAAGTTAGAAAAAAAGATTTTTTAGGTTTATGGGGAAAAATTGTAGCTAGTAATTCAGGTGAACCTGGAGTATATTTTTCAAATGATAAAGATTGGGGAACTAACCCATGTTGTGAAATTGCTTTAAGACCTTTTCAATTTTGTAATTTAACAGAAGTTAATGTATCTAATGTAGAATCACAAGAAGATTTAAACGAAAGAGTTAAAGCTGGTGCATTTTTAGGAACTTTACAAGCAGCATATACTGATTTTCATTATCTTAGAGATATTTGGAAAAAAACAACTGAAAAAGATGCACTTGCTGGGGTAGGAATGACAGGGATTGCAAGTGGTGTTATTTTAGATTTTGACTTAGAGGAAGCAGCTGAACATGCTAAAAATATAAATTTAGAAATTTCAAAAATATTAGGAATTAAAAAAGCAGCTCGTGTAACAACTGTTAAACCTTCAGGAACTAGTTCATTAGTATTAGGAACTTCATCAGGTATTCATGCTTGGCATAATGATTTTTATGTAAGACGTATGAGATTAGGAAAAAATGAAGCAATATATAAATATCTTGCAAATAATCATCCAGAATTAGTAGAAGATGATTTTTTCAAACCAGATATTCAAGCAGTTGTTTCAGTTCCACAAAAATCACCTGATGGGGCAATTTATAGAACAGAAAGTGCTATGGATTTATTAGAAAGAACTAAAAAATTCAATATAGAATGGGTAAAAGGAGGACATAGGAAGGGATCTAATACTAATAATGTATCAGCTACAATTTCAGTTAAACAAAATGAATGGGATACAGTTGGTGAATGGATGTGGAAAAATAAAAACACATTTAATGGGTTAGCTGTTTTACCTTATGATAATGGTTCATATACTCAAGCACCTTTTGAAGATATAACAGAAGAAAAATTCTTAGAGATGGAAAGTCATTTAAATAATATTGATTTAACACAAATAGTTGAAATGACTGATGAAACTGACTTAAAAGATCAAGCAGCTTGTGCAGGTGGAGCTTGTGAAGTAGTATAATGAGAAAAGATGATTGGATCACTAGATTATATTATGGATTTTTAAGTAAATATTGTTAAAACATACATATAATTTTTTTTCATATATTTATAATAAATTTAATAAAATGAAAAAAATATTAGTTTTTCTATTAGTTTTATGTACCTTTAATTCTTATAGTCAAGATTTAAAGAAAATATTTAAATTTGCAACATTTTACACAGCAGCAAATGGTGGAACATCTATTTCTGACGTAGATGTGTATTCTGTTACTAATGGTTTACAAACAACTA